TGCTCGGTACGCCAACTCGTGCAGTTGTTGCTGCTGGTTACGCCGCTCTCCGCACAGCGTAATGCTAACGTGTGATGACGTAATACATCCGTGGGGGGTCACGGTTAACCCCCCAACCTTTTTTACGATATGGAGACAAGATGAAAGTGAACACCCCAAAGATATTCTCTATGAAAATAGAAGAAGTCGCTAAAGAAAAGGGTATCAATCACTTTGATGCCGCTCTATGGTTATGCGAAAAAGAAGGCCTTGAGCCTGATGCTGTAGGTTCTCTTATTACAAAAGGACTTAAAGAAAAGATCGAAGCAAACGCCAGGGACTTGAATTTTTTACCTAAACAGGCACAACTGCCTATATGAAACACCTTAAAGAACAGAACACTACCTACATTTACCACCTTGCTCACGCATGGTCTATGGGTGTGGTTCTTTTTATTCATGGGTTAATTCCCTGTATTTTAACTGATTGGGTATCGAAACGTATCTGTAATGGAACCAATTGATGTGTATCTACTGTATTGTGCATTAAAGGCACATTTTGGTGATGGAAATTATGACTACTTTAAATATGAAGGTAAAACTCGTATCAAAAGAGACTCCTTCTATAAGAGGAAGGATAGATTCTTCTTCGTCAAATTATCCAGAAAAAAAGAATATCAAGATATTAAGAATTATCTGGTGGCAAACTTTGTCAGCAATCCAGATGGTTATGTTGCTCGGTTTGATGATAAGACGTATGAAGATTGGTTGTATAGAAAACAGAATTTTTACACAATTTTTACTGATGAAATGCGACCATTAGTTAAAGATTTTGAACCTTTATTTATAGTTAAATCTAATAACCATCCCAAATTACTACAAGAGTACTTGGGTAAGAGGGTGTCGTTAGAAACTCTTATCATATTAAATCAGATGCTTAGATATGATAAGAAATGGGATAAACAATTGCTCGGAGATTTTATTTGGAATGATGTAAAAAAATTGATGAAAAATTACCAAGGGTTCTTGACAATCAATGACCAAAGGTATAGAATACAATTACTGAAACTTATAGAGGAAGGAAGTTATGTCCGAAAATAGTCTAAAAGACCTTGAGGTTACACTTTATCTTGATGGAAATCCAGATAATCGTGTTGTTGCTCACCAAGAGCATGAAATCTCTACCCTTAAAAAGAGGGTAAAGGAACTAGAATTTGAATGCGCTGAGTTGCAGACAAATGCTGAAACCATACTTGAGCGAATGAAGAAAATCGCCATGCAACGCCCAAAGGGGTATAATCCTAACCGCCGGTTCGATAATAAGAACAACAACGGCAACGGAAAAAAGAAGTTCTATCCTAAGAAGGTTTGAACTACGGCGGGTATCGTATAATGGTATTACCTCAGATTTCCAATCTGATGACAGGGGTTCGATTCCCTTTACCCGCTCCATCCGCCGGTGTAGCTCAACGGTAGAGCAATTGCTTTGTAAGCAATAGGTTGTGAGTTCGATTCTTACCACCGGCACCATTTTTGGAGATATTATGGAAGTAAAAATTATAGACCATATGGGTAGTGACTTATCAGTAGTAAACGCTGCCCGTGTTTCTTTTGCAAAAGTTCACGAAGAATTTGATAAAAAGAGTGACACTGGACTTATTAATTTTCTTGCAAAACACGACCATTGGAGTCCATTTGGACATGCATCAATGCAATTCCATATCAAAGCACCAGTGTTCGTTGCTCGTCAACTAGTTAAGCATCAGGTAGGACTTGTGTGGAATGAGGTATCACGACGATATGTCGATGATGAACCAGAGTTCTACGAACCTAAAGAATGGAGACTTGCCGCCGAAGATAAGAAGCAAGGTTCTTCTGATGAAACAGTAGAATATAGTGCATTTCCTGCTTATACATTTGCAACACAATGTTATCAGAATATGCTAAAACTTGGTATTGCACCAGAGATGGCAAGGATGGTTCTACCACAGGCAATGTATACAGAATGGTACTGGAGTGGTACACTGATGGCATTTGCTAGGGTATGTAATTTACGTTGCAAACCTGATACACAGAAGGAGACACAAGTTGTTGGATGGGGTATTGACAAATATGCAAGGGAATTGTTCCCCGCCTCATGGAAAGCCTTACGAGATGAATAAGACGTTAGTTATTGGTAATGGAGAATCACGAAAATGGTATTCTCCTAATCGACACACTATCTGTGACCCACATACTATGACATGGGGATGCAATGCAATCCATCGTGATGGTGATGTGGATCATCTTGTAGCTGTAGACTATGGTATGCAACAGGAGATATATGATTCTGGATATGTGTATAATGATTATAGTGAATGTCACTTTGCAAATTGGAGTATCGTACCATCATCTGTTGCTGATATGATGTTCATGGGATTTGATATACCAGAAGGACTAATACATCACAGTAAGAACCGTACAGAGAATTGCGTGATACAGGGTAAAGACCCCACTACTCTCCAAGAGAAGGTTGAAGCTGCAATTCAAATGAATCCTAATCTAGACATTCCTGATTTGGTACAGAAGATGGAAAAGGATGTTGGTGTCTGGATCACATATGTGCATGAGGAAGACAACGTAACACCCATTAACTTTCCTGTGGGTTGGAGTACTGGTTGTACTGCACTGCACCTCGCATGTCAGGTTCTACCAGCATCCATAGAAGAAGAAATATATATATTAGGTTATGACTTGTCTTCATACGAAGATAATCTCAATAACTTATACAAGGGTACGGACAATTATTTGTCCGATACAGCCAGAGGGTTCAATTCTACTAATTGGATGAACCAAATGGCAACTGTCTTTAACGAGTTCCCCGATAAACAATTTTATTGGGTTGATAGACAATTTGAAGAAAAATTGTCATTTAATAATGTAAGGGACTTGACTAAAGATGAATTATGTTGTATACTACATATACAATAACAAATCGCATATATTCACATAAGGAGAAATACATATGTCACTACAAGCGCTGAAGAAGCAAAACTCGTTGGACGCACTACTAGGTGCCGTTCAAAAAGAAAATCAACCCCTAGAGAAGAAGTCCTATGTGGACGAGAGAATCTGGAAACCTGTGATGGACAAGACAGGTAATGGTTATGCCGTTATTCGTTTCTTGCCTATGATTGAGGGAGAATCACTCCCTTGGGTAAAGGTTTGGAACCATGCGTTCCAAGGACCAACTGGACAGTGGTATATTGAGAACTCTCTCACTACCGTTGGACAGAATGATCCTGTATCAGAGATGAATTCTGCTTATTGGAACTCAGGAGTCGAGTCTGATAAGGAGATTGCTCGCCGCCAGAAACGTAAGTTGCAATATTTTGCCAACATCTATGTTGTAAATGATCCCAAGAATCCCGATAATGAGGGTAAAGTTTTCCTCTATCGGTTTGGGAAAAAGATTTTCGACAAGTGCATGGAATCTATGCAACCCGCTTTTGAGGATGAAAGTCCTGTTAATCCTTTTGATTTTTGGGAGGGTGCGAACTTCAAGTTGAAGATTCGTAAGGTTGATGGTTACTGGAACTATGATAAGTCAGAGTTTGAAGCACCAAGTCCATTGTTTGATGATGATGATAAAATTGAAGAAGTTTGGAAGAAGCAGTATTCCCTAGAGGAATTCTCTGCACCAACAAACTTCAAATCTTATGATGAATTGAAGACTCGTTTGGACATGGTTCTTGCTGGTACAACCGCAATTGGTACTGCTGCTACTACTATAGTTGAAGATGAACCTTCACTATCAACGGTAACAGTAGATACTAAGGAAGAACCCGCTCCGACTGTTGAGGTTTCAGATGATGATGATGAGGACACTATGTCCTATTTTGAGAAACTTGCAGCGGAAGAAGCATAGTCTTTACAGACAACGCTTCGGAAAGGGGGAACTTCGGTTCCCCCTTTTTTTTATTACCACGGAACTGCAAAAGCTGTAGCACGAAATCTTTCATCACCACGACTAGTTGAGGAATGAATGTTAGTGTCACCCCCTTTGGTGTTTACTGGAGCATTTACAGCTGTAACTACATTACCTTTACCACCACTACCTTCAGCTGCAGCAGCACGTTTTGCTTCATCAGTCGCTTCTAATTTAGGTTTCTTCAATTTCGGTGTTACTTTATCAGTCCAACTCTTTTTTAATGCATCTTGTTGTTTTTTATCAGATTTCATACTACTAAGAAATTTAAGATGTTTGGCTTCTGCTTCCTGTACCATGACTATAGCAGCTTCTTCTGCCTGACGGACATACCCCTCTAGTCTATCCTTCTCCTCACCCTTTTTCATAAAGAATAATCCCATACCACGGGTGCCATCTGGATGCGATCCAGCTAATTTATCTACCTTTGATTTGATACCTGATTTTAACTGTTGCGCTTCTATTTGAGCTCGACGGACATTTGATGATAGTTCATTTGCCGTCTTACGTTGCAATTTATTAAAGTAGAGTGTACCCATATTACCAGTGCCCCAAGTGGTCTTTCCAACTGCATTTGTTCCATTTGGTAGAGCTTTTGGTAATTTCGCAGGGAGTTTAATTGTTGGTTGATTAACACCACCCAACTCACGATTAGGAATTTTCAACTCAGGAGCACCACCACTCGCAGCATTAACCGCAGCTGCTTTACGGCTCTTCATTGCTAGTTTTCTCTTTAGTTTTATTTTAAGTGAAGATTTTAAATCAGACTCCTCGATTTCCTTAGCAGTGAAATACTTTTTCCCAAACATTTTAACACCACCCAACTCAGGAGCTTGATACTTTACTTGTCGTGATGGTACGAGATCTTTTTCCATGATAGGAATATTCGGATTAGCATCGAGCTGCCAGTCATCACCCATGTAGTTCGGTATTTTATCTTCGAAACCATAGGCATTCGGTGTCCGACTTCCATCATTTGGATTTGTAATCACAGGCATTTTTGAGGGCGTATTTGATAACTGTTGGTCTACACCCTCATTCCAAGATTTTGCCTTATCCCAATATTCCCCCATCATTGTCTTTGTCGATCCTGGCCGCTGCGGCAGCTGCAAGACACCAAATTTATTGCGCTTGGGAGTCGGGCGGATGGATGATGCCGGCAAAGTTGTAACACCAAGCTTCGCTTGTCTTTCTTTCCTTTTCATTGCAAAATAGGCATCATGATCAAGTTCTTCACGGTTAGAGGTACTTTTAGGTGCAACCAAGGGCATTCCAGATGACGGTCTATCACCACCTTTGGTTGGAACCACATTTCCTAAAGTTGGAACAAAGACTCTAGGCATTATTTTCCCTAATTCTGCTAAATTCATAATCC